CTTGCTGCGGGATGCATCTATGATGCTGTCAGCGGTAACGTGTCATTCTCCACGCTCGACCTAGCTGACTTCAATAAAGCTAAAGGTACGTTGCCGCAATACAACGGTGCACAAAACAGGTGGTACATCAGCAAGCAAGGATTCGCTCAGTCGATGGAACTTCTTGCGGTCGCTGCTGGCGGGACGACAAATCGCGATATCGCATCTGGAATGCAACAGACATTCCTTGGCGATCCGGTTGTGTTTTCACAGGTACTGCCGACCACTTCTGCATCACAAGTATCGACGATCGTTGCATACTACGGTGATTTGCGCATGGCAGCAACGATGGGTACTCGACGAGCGATGAATATTCAAAGCGATTCAAGCATTTACTTCAAGCAAGATGCGATCGCTGTTCGCTGCACAGAGCGTTTCGATATCAACATTCACGGTATTGGAACGGCTACTGTTTGCGGTCCTATTGTAGCTTTGAAAACGGCTGCGTCTTAATACACCTGTTGCCACGGGTGGCGCGGGTTGTCGGGTAGTAATATTCGGCAACCTGCATTTTTAACAACAATCATTCAATCAAAAGGTTCATACAATGACGAAAAGTCAACAAGCTCTAAGAGTAGAGTTATCGCGGACGCCGCTTGCGGCTGCTACCAATGCTGCTACTGCGTCAATCGATATGTCGGGTGCTCATTACGCAACAATTCTGGTTCCCGTCGGAATCGAAGCGAACACCAATTCAACGAACGTAATTGTGGACGTTCTGCACAGCGATACAACCGTGGTGACGAGTCACGTATCGCTCGGAACTGTATTACTGGACAACGCAGCGGCATCGTGCCAAGTCTATCACTGCAACTGGATTGGAAAAGGCAGGTACATGCGTGTCACTGCAACTCCAGACACCTCAACGAACGGTACTGTTCTGCTCGGCGGAATCATTGTGGTAAAGCAAGTAGACGCTTCACCGAACGCTTCGACGACTGCACCAGTTACGATTGTTTAGTTCTATAAATCCCGTGGCAAACAGGAGTTTTAAAAATGGGTTCAGTTCCAGTTAAAGTTGCCGTCTTGATGACGGCTGGCAGATATGAAAACACTTACTGCCGAAACGTAATCGAATCAGCGATCCGCGAAAGCGGTTTGAAATTGTCGATTAGTCTCGGCGTGTTTTACGGCCAGTGTATGCAGGAAATGATGAATGACGTTGTTAAGGATGGGTGCGAGTTAATCGTAACGGTTGACGGCGACTCGATCTTCAACACGACACACATTGATAGGCTTATCCAAATGATCGCAAACAACGAACACATAGATGCACTTGCTTCCATGCAGCCGCGACGTGGTATTTCGTATCCATTGTTTACCGTCGGAAATCAAACGGAATGCAAAATTGACGTAACGAGAGACGAACCGTTCGAGGCCGTGACAGCACATTTTGGCCTGACTGTTATCCGCGCTTCGAAGCTGGCAAAAATGAAAAAGCCTTGGTTCCATTCGACACCGTCGCCTGATGGCGATTGGAGCAAGGAATCTGGCAAGGTTGACGATGACATTTACTTTTGTCGCAAGTGGAAAGAAGACGGAAACACGTTGTACGTCGATCCAGGTTGCAGAATCGGGCACATGGAGGAAATGGTCGCACACTACGACGATGACCTGCAACTACAGCACGGGTATCCATCTGACTGGCATGCAGCACAGCGACGGATACGAGGGTTAGCTAAGGATGGCATTAAAGAACGAAAGCTGAATATCGGTGGTGCTAAAAATCCTCAGGATGGCTACGAAGTCGTAGACCGACAAAACGGACAAGAAGCTTTTCCCTTGGCCTTCGACGATAGAACTTTCGATGAGGTTCGCGCTTCTCATATCCTCGAACACTTTGCTAAAAAAGAAGTGCAGGATGTAGTTAAAGAATGGTGTCGCGTTCTGAAAACTGGTGGAGTTCTCAAGATAGCGGTGCCCGACTTGGACTGGATTATGGAAAATCGGGACCATCCACATTTCGAGGGATACTTACTCGGCGGCCAAACTGACGAAAACGACTTCCATAAAAGCATATTCAACGAATCGTATTTGACGCACTTAATGTCAGCGGCTGGCCTGTCTGACATTAAACCCTGGGCTGGCAAGCAAGGCGAATGTAGCAGCCTTCCTGTATCACTCAACTTGCAAGGACTGAAGCGATGATCGTTAAGTTAGTGCGACCGTGGAATAATTGGGATGCTGGTCAAGTGTTTGCTACGATGAGCGAAAGTATCGCTACCGTCTTAATATCACGTGGCGTAGGAGTTGAGATCGTGCCATCAAAACAGGGCGCACTACCGGCAAAGCAGGCTGAACCTATCGCTTCAAAGGCAGGTAGAAAATAATGGAAGCCACGACCAACTACATTCCTGAGCTTGTTACAGCACCGACATTTTCTGCCCTAACTTTAGAAGAAGCGAAGAAGCAAGTAGAAGTCTCACTTACTGACTCAACACACGACGAACATTTGCTTGAGTTAATCCTATCATCGGCGGAACAAGTCGAAAGCGATACTGGCCTCTACCTATGTCGTCGCACTCTTAAAGTAAATTGTGCAAATGCATTCGATGGTATGCAGCTTCAAGGCAGTCCGATAGCGTCAGTTAGTTCGATCAAGTATTACGACACGTCGAACGTACAACAAACTTTGTCCGCAACGGTCTACAACTTTGATGCAGCGCATCGCAAAATACACCTCAAGTACTTGCAGGTCTTACCTACTTATGTCGATCGGTGGGACGCATGGGAAATTACTTACTTAGCTGGATACGCTGACCAATATTCTGTACCGGCACTCGCAAAGAAAGCATGTCTACTCAATGTAGCTGGCGACTTCTACGATCGTGGCGACTTGATTAAAGAATCTGAGCAACGCAAGTACGAGCGAACGGTCTCGAAACTTCGCAGGGGAACGTACCCATAATGCTAACCAGTGCGGGAAAAAAAAGACACAGAATAATATTCCAGTCTGCAACGGAAACAATTGCAGACACCGGAGAACCTGTTGTGACTTGGGTTAATTACCGAACGGATGAGCCTGCGGAATTTGTACCGACTGGCGGTACGGAAACAATCCGTGGCCGACAGATAGAAGCCGGAACAAGGGCCATCTTTCGCGTGAACTATAGGGATGGATATACAACACAAATGCGAATCCTGCACGACAGTGTTTATTACGGCATCACCTACATTAACAAAGTCGATGGCCTTAACCGTGAATTGGAAATCATGGTAAGGAGTTCGCAATGAGAAACGGATTTAACTTCGAATTTACTTTTGACGAACGGCAGTTAGCTAGGCTGATTTCAATGCCAATACTGATTCAAACGCAAGTCGTGGATAAAGTACTGCGAGCGATGGCGATTCCTATTCTTTCAAAAGCGAAGGCTATTGCACCTCGCGCGACGACACCGGTTCAAGCCGATGGTCGAACCAACCGCGAGAAACAAAGTAAAAAGATGCACGAAGCAGGATGGAACGCAACGAATTCACGCGATCACCTTGGCTATCGTTTTGTTTCCTATGAGCATACTGGCGTTCTGGTCGTTGGCGGAAAAAGTCCTGGTGCAAACAAACTCAACTTCGATTCTGGCGAAGCGAGAGACGTTGTTTATTGGGGTAAATACGCTCGCAAGTTAAAACGGGTTGCGCCACACGATAGATTTATGCACCGTGCATACGAAGAAACAAAAGGCGAACAAATCGCGTATGGAATTGCAAAACTTCAATCTGAATTGAGTAACCTAAATGGCTAAAAATTTACGACTAACAGACACGGTAGTAATCGCAATCAGCGGAACCGTTTCTGCTTCGCTCACTCTTGATAACAGTCGCATCCCTCTTGCAATTGTAACGCCAACTGCATTAACTGGCACGTCGTTTAATTTTAACGGATCGATAGATGGCACGTCCTTTTATCCGATATACAACGAGAGCACGCTTTACGCTGTCACCGTCGGCACGTCTGCTGGTCGGCATATTGCATTGTCGAGAGCTGCGTTTGAGGGTGTTAGATACCTCCAGGTCGTTAGCACTTCGGCTGAGGCCGCAGCGAGAACAATTAAGGTAGTAAGCGGCGAATAATGGCAAGCGACGTAGGAAAAGCATTGAGGACGAAACTACTTACCTATGGTTCGGTTTCTACGATCGTTGGTCAGCGCATGTATCCAGACCAATTACTCCAAACTTCGACTTTACCGGCAATTGTTTACACGAAAATATCAACGGAGCGAGACCATGAAATAACAAACGTCACAAGATCGGGCCACGCAAGAATCCAGATGGATTGTTACGCAGCTTCGCGTGAAGGTGCCAACGACCTGGCTCACGCAATTAGGAACACGGGCATCTGCGCTTTCAAAGGCACAGTAAGCGGAATCTACCTTGGTTGTACCATGATCGATTCCGGTGACTCTTACGGCACAGACACCCCAACTGATGGCAATCAGGCTTATCGTTACATAACTTCATTTGACATCAAAATTCATTATTGGGAGGCAGCTTAACTATGGCAGCATTAACAGTACCGATTACCGGATTAGGAACAACAATATCTGGGTTAGGGGTAACAACTTTTTTAACGAGCATAAGTGCGGCAAAAATTGGCACTACGCCACTCGACATTACGACTCTTTCCAGCACGGGCTACGAAAAAATGCGACCGGGCGACTTGCGTAAACTGCCAAAGATCACAGTGGAATTCTATTGGATGGGTGCTGCTCCACCGATCACGACAACGATGATTCCAACATCGGAACCTTACGCTGGCTCATTGTTCACTATTACCTACGCAGGAGCAGGTGCAGGATCTTTGCAAGGTTCGGCGTTCGTCGAAGATGTTGATTTTCCAAATTGCAAAGCTGGCGAAATTATGAAGGGGTCAATGACGATCCAATTTGACGGCGGAGCAACAGCACTTACCTACACTGCGGCATAACAAACTATGAAAGTAGAACTTGTACCACATCTCGGCGTCGGTTTTGATGGCGTTGAAGTTGAGATAGGCCAATGGCATGTCGTCGTTGACGGCACTCGAAGCGGGTATCTCTCAAAAGATATCGGTGCCAACCTCATGCCTTTACCTCCGATGATGCTAATGACAATTGGGCAGCAGGACGAAATTGCAACTCAATGTTCAAAGTTGCTGGACCGCGAAGTCGGAAAGGCAATTCCGTTTTACGTCCCTTCGCAAGAAGGACAAGAATTACTTGAAGAGGAAGACGAAGAATAATGATAGGCAAGGCAGAATTCGAAGCGTTACTGGCAGAACCGCTACGCACTAAGGTAGTGATCGTTAATGAAAAAGAATTCCGTGTGCGTGAAATGACGGAATCGCAAGGAGCGGATTACGAGTTAGCATTGCAGACCAACGGCAAAACTGACATGAATAAAGCTCGTAGAGCGATGCTTGCGATCATGTTGATTGATTCCGAGGGCAACCGCATTTGCGAATCTGGCGACCAACTGCTTAACCTTCCGTTGAGTTACGCGAGTCCTATATGGGATGTTTGCTTAGAGCTGAACCGATACAGCGAAAAGGAAATCAAACAACTGGTAAAAAACTCCGAGGGAGTCGAAGGCTCCGCCTAGCCTATCGACTCGCTTTCCAATGGGGAATCGTTGACGTTCATTCGTGGCTGAAAAGCATGCCGCATGGTGCACTTGACCATTGGGATGCTTTTGATCGCGTTGAACCTATTGGCGAGCATTGGTTTCAAACTGCGTCGATCGTCTCGATGCTGACACACGTTTTGAGTTTCATTGGAATTCAATACGGGGCTAGTGCTAGTCCATCGACACCAAACGAGGTCATGCCAGATCGGTACGTGAGACCGAAGAAACCAAAGCAACAGCAACAGCCAGCAACACCGCAAACAGCCACGGAAAGCTTCCGGGGGCTGCTTGGCGTGTTTGGCTTCAAACCGAAAGCATGAAATGGCATCAACGATCAATCTTGCGAACATTAAGCTGGCGATGGAAACTTCGGCTATCCAACTTGGTTTTAAGATCGCCCGTGGGGAAATTGCTTCGCTAAGGAAGGCGTTCAATGACGGTGAAAGCGATATCGAGAAATACAATCGGCACCTCGACATGCTCAATAAGTATTTTAAGAACTCGACGGAAGACGTGCATATCTACGAACGGGCCTTAATTGGATTGCAGAAGCGATTCAAACAAGGAGAGTTTGCGACACCGGCCCCGAAGACGGCATTAAGTAGCCGTATTGAAGAACTGCGATCTCGATCAACATCAACGGACGATAAATACGCTTCTGCGATGCGAGAACTATGGGTATTGAAACGACAACTTAACGTAACAACCGTCGAATTTAATAGGCTAGAGGATCAAACGGCCAAACAATTTGGCATTACGACACCTCGAATGAAAGCGCAGAACGACGCACTTGACGCACTAGCGAAGGCAGAGAAGGCGGCAGCAATGTCTTTGGCACGCCACAAAGAATTACTCGAACAATCTCTAACGCCACAACAAAAGTACATGCGAGCGTTAGCGGAACTTTCGCAACTGACAGGCTCATTAAAACCGGGGACAGCCGCAAATAATCATTTAATGGAAGAGGCAGCTAAAAAATACGGTGTCGTTACAGCTAAGGTTCAAGCACAAAAGGACGCTCTTGATGCACTAGCAAAGGCACAGAAAGCAGCAGCGGCAGAACAGTCTCGAGCCGCTGAATTAGCATCCAGATCACAAACGGCTATTCAGAAGTTTGACGCTGAACTGCTCGAAATGCACAAGCTTCGCAAGGAACTTAAAGCCCTTGGGGTTACAAGAGAAGACGTGAACCGTCTTGTCGACCAGGCGGCAGCCAGACACGGACTTTTAACAACACGCATGAAAGATGCCGCAGCCGCAACAAAAATATTGGCTGATGCAGAAAAGGCGGCAGCAACTGCATTGGCTCGCCACAAGGAACTAACAGAGCAATCGCTAACACCGCAGCAGAAATACATTCGAGCGATAACCGAGATTTCGCAACTGACCGGCAGGCTGGCACCAGGGACAGCAGCAAACAATCGCCTCATGGAACAGGCAGCCAAAGCAAACGGCGTTGTCACGGTTGCAATTGATCGGCATACGAGGGCACTCAAACTTAAACAAGTGCAGCAGGACTACATCAACAAGGGAGTGCAGCAAGCGAACGCATTGCTTCAGTCCGCCATGACGATGGAACAACGGCACACCGCACAGCTTAATCAACTTACGAACGCTTACAGGCAAGGTGCGATTTCGATTGACAAGTACGCTCACTCACTGCGGCAACTAAAAAAGGAGCAAGGGCAGGAAGTCCGCGAAGCTGGATCGATAACAACACCAGGCGGAATGAATCTAACGGCGACGGCAGGGATACTCGCTGCGGGTGCTGCGTTAATGCGATCTAGCTCTACAGTTAAGCAATTCATATTAGATTCTAGGACTATCGCATCAAATATTGAAACAACAACTCTAGCATTTGACGTGATGAGCGGCTCGGCTGAAAAAGCCAAGAACATGGTAGCGGAATTGCGGGTTCTTGACGCGAAGACACCGATATCGTTCACCGGCCTGGCTGACGCATCCAAAACCTTAATGGGCTATGGCGTAGCGGCGAAGACGATAACGCCAATTCTTCAAAGACTAAGTGATGTTTCACTTGGCAATGAGGACAAGTTTAAGTCACTTGCCCTTGCGTTTGGGCAGGTAAAGGCGGCTGGAAGGCTGATGGGTCAAGAAGTCCTACAGATGGTGAACGCTGGTTTCAATCCATTGGCTGAGATCGCTGAACAGATGGCTAAGAAATTTGGCGGGTTGTCCGAAGACTTTATGCCAAAACTAAAGAAGGCTATGGAGGATGGTCAAATATCCTTCGCCATGTTTGAGCAATCGATTGAGAGAGCGACTAGCACCGGCGGACGGTTTTTCGGAGCAACAGAGCGATCGATCGAAACCTCCTCAGGCCAATGGGCAAAGTTCATCAGTGATTTACAGACTGTGCAGATCGCTCTTGGTGAGGCACTGGGACCGCCAACTATCGAAATGATTACATCACTAGGCGATGCCCTAGATCTATTAAACCAATCAGGTGCTTTTCAAGGATTAGTTATTTCCTCGGAAGCAATAGGGATGTCGCTTGCACTAGTTAGTGGAAATTTTATTGAGTACATGCAAAAAATAAATAAATTGCATGCAATTCAAGCAGAAACGGCAGCCAAAAGAAAGAAAGATCAAGAGGAATTTGCTGCGTTTGATCGTGCACATGCAGAATGGAGTACTAGAGAATCTGAAAAACAATGGAATATAATTAAAAGTGCGCAGGCAAAAAAAGAACGAGAAAAGAAAGGACCAATGCTTCTTCCTACCGTTGAAACCGCAGCACAAGCAGCCGCCAAAACAGCGGACGAAAAATCAGTCAAGAATTTTAATAAGCAAATTGAACGAATCAAGACCGAGTACGACGAACGAACGAAAGGCAAGGACAAGTTCGACCGCGAGTCGCTACTAAAGGCGATGAACTTCAATAAAATGGACGCTACGCAGAAAAAGCAATTGCAAGAGGCACTGCGCATGCAAAGGCTAAACGACGAAGCCGCTATCGCTGAAAAAGCGAAAAAAGAAGCCGAGAAAGTTGCGAAGGAAAAAAAGGCAATTGCAGACGCTCTTGCAAAGAAGCAAGCTGAAGACGTTAAGGCAATGCACGAAAAATCTCGAACGCCATTAACAGAGTTCCAAGAGACTCTAAAAGAGATCAAGCGACTGCAAGGACTTGGCTTAGACGCTGGCGATGCTGGACGCGCACAAAAAGACGCTGCCGAGAAGTTCCAGAAGGCGCAGAACCCTGACAACATAGCACGCACCACAGCTCCGCTTATCAAAGCTGGTTCAGTGGAAGCGTATAAGTTAATGGATGATCGAAAAGAGAAACAATTTTTGGTTGCAGAACAAGCAAGGATTATCGCATCGGAATCGCTCGTCGTTCAACAACAAATCCGTGACGCTTTAAATAAAGACAAACTCGTAGTTGGAATGAAACGGTAGCATGGCTAGCGAAATAGTAGACCAAGATGAATTGCGATCCGGTACTGCATCGATAACCAAGGGGCAAGGCAACAGGCTAACGTACACATCTACGTTTAATTTTCTTGTGGTCACCGATAGCCGATACGTGACACGAGAGGAGGTGCTATTACAGACTCCAGGGCTTCCTGTTGTTGGTCTTATTTACGGTGCTATTAACGCAGTTTGCGTAAGGAAGTCAGCGACGCGAACGACAGAAAACGCTCTCTATTGGAATGTGTCATGCGACTTCGACACAGGCAGAGAAGACCAAAAACAAGACCCCCAAAACCCAGGTAGTGCAGATCCAACCACCTGGATTCCTGTCTTCAAAATAGATGGCTTCGAAACGCGAGATCGTGTTTTGACAATGGATAAATCAGCGACTCCAAAGCCATTGACCAACACAGCAAAGCAACCTTTGACACCGCGCCCTACGGAAAGCATTACTCTTTGCAGTTTTTCATTTACGCAATTTGAAGATCCGTCACAGGACATAAGCGTTTTTTTAGACAGGAACGATACTGTAAATTCAACTACGTTTGCTGGCCGAGGTGCTAGACAACTAAAGTTAAATATTATCGGTGCTGAGCTTGGATTCTTTGGCAATTTTAATGCTTGGAACATTAGCTACAAAATGACCTACGACAAAGCCACATGGGATTTGAAAGTCCTTAATATTGGCTCTGGCTATTTAGACGCAGCCGGTAAACTTCAAGCTTACCGAGACGGCATCAATGGTCCTGTAATCATTGGCAATTTGACAACTGGTGGAGCGAGGCTAACGCCAGCAAACGCAGATCCTGAAGAACTGACGTTTAAAATATACGACGAACTAGACTTCAATACATTTATTAGGAAATAGTTCTTTATGGAAGATCCGATTTACGGTTTTAGTGCTGGCGTTGCCGACCAGTTGCTTCGCGTAATTGGACAGACGCCAATTGTTGATGCTGCGAACTCACACAACAACTATACAACGATCGCGGTAGCGTACACGACAGCAGGTGCGACAGGTCGATCAGGAACAACTCTGGGGACTGGAACGGCTACGTTGTATTATTTTGCGGTATCAGGTGCAGATCGCGTTCTTACGACTCAGACGGTCGATGTGACATTCTATAATATGTCATCAAGCACCGTCGCGGCAACAAAGTTTTTGATGCTATTGCTAGTCGGTGATGTCTGGATTTGCAACTGGGAGGAATGTTGAGATGGTTTGTCGGAAGAACAGCCCAGGCGGTCCGTTTTGTGGTTGCGGAACGTGCGAGCTGCTAATCGAAGACCTGCCGACAATAACAATTGCAAACATGTCGGTTCTGTACGACTGGGTTAAGATTTCTCAATGCTGTGCGATGATCGTTTTTGAGTACGACACACCGCAAGGTTTCACGGTGATCGACGGTGGCGACGTGATGACCTACGACAAGACTGAGGTTTGCGAGACGGAGACGTTTCGTTATCCGTTCACTTGCGGTTCTGTTACGCAGTCATTTTGGAGCCAGAATGGTGAGGGTGAAGCGGCAGCAATTGGCTCGTCACCAAAGCCAAATCATTTGCCAGAGGGAACACAACCTACTTACGATTGTTGTCCTGCAACGCCGGTCTCGATTGCAACATTGACTAAAACAGTTAGGTCGAGGGGAGGACAACGATTCTTTGTTGAGCTACGAGCAGACACGATTAGCGTCGTGATTTTGAAAGTTGAGGATTATGTTTGCACTCCAGCGGTCGCGGTTACTAAATACATCATCAGATCAACAATTAATTATTCTGGGCGATATCTTTACGGCAACTACAACGAGCTATCTACGACCTATGCTGCTGACGAAGGCATTACCGATATTGATTGCTGGGAAGTTCCTGCAAACTCAGTCGTCGGATCGCCTACTTTTGACCTGTACAATTATGACCCTGCGGACATTGTTTCATATGACGACATAGCATCGCATGTTTGCCGAGAAAAAGTATTAACCTCGCTGCC